GGAGGCGGAGGCGGAGGCGGCGGAGGCGGCGCCGGTGCCGGAGGAGCAGCGAAAGCCTCCATGGCATCAGCAAAGCTCTCGGCCTTTAATGGCTGGGCCGGGTTCAAGGCCCGTTGGGCAGCAAGCTCCTCTTCGGAGGGCTCTTCAATATCAAAATTGTAGAGCTCCTTCAAAGACAGCTTGCGTGGTCGAGGGGTCATGTCTGGCATGGACCTTGACGTAGATGGCCAAGGCTGGTTCACAGCATCGGCCTCAGCTTCTGGAAGCTCATTCGACCTCATTGCACGAGGCAACGGGGGCAACGATGGTGCTTCAGAAACTGGAAGCGCTATATAGTTGTATTCTTGAGCAACTACAAGCCAAGGCGCAACCAATGGCAGGTATTCCTTAGCCATGAACGAGTCGACGTCTTGTTCAGACTGAAACTTTGTCATCAAATACCTGTTCTTGGCAATGTCTTTAAGACAGTTCTTGTCCAAAGCCGACAACGGGTTAGGCTGTCTAGCCTTTTCAATTTGCTGCCTAAGGGCATAAAACCTGGAGGCGGTGTCATTGGCGTATTGCCCAGTCATGGTGTGTAACTTCACCATGGCCCCAGGGCCTTTGCGCAATCTGGTCACCTCTAAAAGGTTCGTAAGTAGAATGGTTGAGTACGCATCGAGCGAAGACGGTAAGTGCACTTTGATAGTGTCCATATCGAATATTAAAACTAAACGGAACCGACTCCAGCCACGCCACAAATGCCAAGGCATTTGTGGGCGTGACAATGTTGTGAAGTTTCGTGCCAGGGCTCATCAGGGCTTTTAAGGCATTATGTCTATTTCGACTGAAGTCGCAGGTTCAGAGTCGAAAACCGAATCTGTGAGGAAGGAGTGTTTTATGGCCTTGGACGCGATCCTGGTGCCATAACGGCCCGAAGGGTCGCCCTTACGGGCGAGGTCAGAGTCAGCATTGCGCGGGTTCTTATCATACCGTTGAATGGCCGCCCAGATTTGCTTAAAGTCAAACATTTGCGTGCGAAGAGCAGCCACAAAATGTTTGCTGACGGCCTCTGTCCCTTCTATCACGTGTTGCATGGCAACTGCGGACACGATCTGGTTGAAAGACCTAGTGTCCACAGGCTGCGCGTGTTGCGGGTTTTCTGGATCTCCGCCCTTCATAACACGGGCGAACTGAAGCCTGTTGCCTTCAACAATCATGTGATCTCCCATGGCTTGGCCAGCGACGGCCGCAGGACCGGTGCGTTGCTCTTGTTCCCTAAAGGAGTGCTGTAGTACTTGGAACGCCTGAGCGAATTGGTCCACCAAAGGGTCGAGTTCACGAGTGTATTCCTTACCTGTCATGCTAGTTATAGAGCCAGGGAAGTACCGAGCAGTCAGCGCCGCTGGAGCGCCAGCCAATAACATCTCTATACCGACTTGGTCTTTCGACCACTTGTCGGGCACAGAAATGTCAGAAAGGCCTGAGAACTTGAACAAAGTGAACAAGCCATTGTTGGTCCGACCGGTGCGTCCACGTCGTTGTTTTGTCAACGCGTCGTCAATGTACAGGAGCTTCACTTGACCACCTAATTGGGAAGGCACCATAGCCCTTGTAATGTTAGAAGTGATGACCCAGGACACGTTGGGCAAAGTGATGCCAACGTCTGCCACGGCAGTTGCTATGAAAACTTGAGCATCCGGATCTATGGCTTTTGAACGTGAGGAGATGACACAACACTTTTGTGGCAAGACTTCCGCCAAGTTGTCAGCCTGGTGTAGGTCAACAACAAATACCAAGAATTTTACATCCTTGAAAGACCTGACACACTCAATAATGTGAGACCGGTAAGGCCCCCAGAAACACCTAGAATAAGTGGCTGGCTGCCCTTCAGGCGGTCGCCAGGTGGCACTGTGGGAGTCCACGATGACCCACGTGTTGGCAAGTTTAAGGTTTACAACCATGTCAGAGTCGGCCAAGTTATCCGCCGAGGGAGTTGCTGTAAGAAGCACCCTCTTGGCCAACGTCTTTGCCAAAATGTGTTGAAGCGCGAGCATGGCAGGTTCCAGTACATGGGCCTCATCAACAAGGAAAAGATTGTTCTCCACTAACCAGGATTCGTGCAATAGGACTTCTTGGGGTGTGGTCACGAAGAACTTGAAATGCGACGCAAATGCGAACCCTTCAGTCACCATTTCCACAGGCAGGTTGAAGGCCGACCTGAGGTACGGGACAAGGCTGATGACCAGCATCCTCCGAGGCACGACCAATATGACTCGCTGGAAGTCGACGGAGTGGAAACGCCAAACGTAATTCACGAACGTCGTTGACTTTCCGGTGCCTGTTGGGGCAACCACTGTGACTGAGTGTATGTCGTTCTTGAGTGCATTGAGCGCCTGGTCGGACTCCTTCATGTTCGGAGGGACCCGGCTCCAAAGGGTCTTCATGAACACGTCCACACATTTTTCGTATAGGTCAGAAAAGGCCATAAATTGCACGCTCATGATGGGCGTGAGGGCCAGTGGACACTGCACTGTGGATAGCAATGCTATGAGCAACAAGTCCAATATTGGCAGGTCGTATCTCCTGGTCACGGTTTGCACGTAGCCATTCAATACGAAATTTGCCTTGGCCACCTGTTTGTCCACATAACCTAGCACGGCAAGGCCAGGGGGTGTAATCTTGGGAGGCTTGAAAGCGATGTAAAGCCAGTTCCGAAGTAGCAAAGAAGGGCTTTGGGCAGACACGTCTGTCGTTAGCAACTCTGCATTGTCCGCCAAGAAGTCATAGCATGTCATCTTGACTAGGCTGTGTAAAGTTGATGGTCCAGTGACCTTATTAGTCCGTCTAATGAGCTCACACGGCCAAGCCACTGAATGGCCGAAAAGACGTATAAGGTAGTTAGTGTACCCCATGTTGTAGATCGCAGGGTTCACAACATCAGGTATAAGTGACACCAGATGCACCAAGGTGTCAAGGCCTAGGCTTTGTGTGTAGTCCATGATCTGAGCTTGGACTCCTGATTCATCAGTGTCAGGCTCATCCGGGTCTGACACGACTGAGTCGGGGTTGTGCCACTTGCGGATGACCTCCGCGTACTCAGGTATGTGTTGCTGCACACGGAGACGTGGCGGGCGATTAAGCACCTGGTCTATGGCAGTGCGCAGCTTGTTGTAAGTCTCCGGCTGACCAGCACAGAGGTCGAGGTATGAGATCAAACGCTTGACCCTGTACCTGCGGTCCTCCTTTACGTCCTTCGACGGGGCGGTTGCTTTGCCAATGAGCTTCAACGGGTTGTGATAAACAATGAACTCTGGCACCCTAAGGCCAACGTTGATGAGGTCGTTCTTGTCATCAGCAGTGGGACGCCTCCATTTCTTTGAAAGGAATTCCATCTGCATGAGGTCCCTCGAAGGCTCTTCGTCGCGCAACACAACACCAAAACGGCCCAGGCATTTCTGCACGTTTTCCATGGTCCATGCGGCTGGGGCTGTAGACCTGTACGACAATAAGTGGTCGTCCCCATAGTTTGACAGCTTGTTGTAGTACCTGAACTCATGCGCAGATAAACCAGTCAGTTCGCGCCATGCGATCAAATAATAGATTGTCACAGCCAGGCTATTGTCCATTGAAGTGGACGAATGCCCTGTGGAAAGGCCCGTCCCTTTTCGATACACATTACCAGTCGAGGTGGTCAGCAATGGGGCCTTCAGTAGAGAAGAGTAATTGGCGTCGATAAGGAAGCATATCTTCGCGTAATCCCTATGACGCTCAAATCCTTTCTTCCTAACCTTTGCGATAATCTCCACCACTTTCCCTTTCACTGTAGAGTCAAAGGCGGAGAAATCACCGGCGAAATGCTTGTCGAAGAATGAATGTTCAGAAATGAGCAAGCCCAGGGCCGCACCGTTCAAGGGCATGCCCACTTTAATATTGGTGTTCCAGTACCTGAACCTGTGATTAGGCTCTAGGTTCCAGATGGTGGACATTATGTAATGCACAATAGGGCTTGACACTATGGTCCGCACTGCATCTTTTGCCCACTTCTTCTCGGGTAGGGCTTCTGACTTTATGGAAACACCTGAAACAGGCACCAATGTTGGCGCAACCTCGAAGGTCTTGGCCCAAAGCTTGACCATGTTGCCCATGCCGCCTATAGAAGCGATAAACTTCTTACGGGATAACTTCCTCCACTTGCGTCCATCTGGATCCCTCCAGAACGGCCCCAAGCCATAGGTCTTTTCCCATTTCTTGATGATGTAATTGAAAGGAACTAGCCTTGAGTCAGCGAAGATGCTGCCAACCAATTCGAACACTTCTTCGACAGGCAGTTCTGGAAGGTCAATCTCATCACCGACAAAATACCGACTAATGGACTCCAGCTCATTCTCAATGGTGCCATATTGCTCAGTCCTTTTATAGGTCGGGGCCTCTAAAGCCAAAAGCTTGAGCTCGTCAGCGACTGACAAGCTCAAAGAAACCACCCCCTGCTTGATGGAAGGCACGGTTCCAAGCAAGGCCTCACGGAAGGCACTGATGTTGGCCGGGGCATCCACCAAGGCGTCGGACAGCACATTGTCGGAACTGGGCCATCCCAACGATGCGAGTATCTCTTGTGTCGCATTGATGCCTTCGGCATCAAACCGCGATGGCAATTCCCGAATAAAGTTGGGCAATGCTATCTTGTCAACGGCGAAAGCCAAATCCATGAGCGTATTGTTCCAAAGTGCTTGCCATTTCGTGCCCGTGACGAAGACACCAGCACGCCGGCGCTTCTTAGGCGCGAGAGTGAGTAACTCCCATTTAAGAGAATAACGCAAAGCACGGGTCATGACCTTGAGTTGTATGAGCCGGAATATGACCAGGACAGAGGGGGCCTTACCACCAAAAAGGTAATGCCACAAAATGTTCAATGACTGGCCGATCATGACTACGATGATGGTCAAGACCCAGCCAAGGGCCCTTTCCACAGTGCTTAAGGTCGCGATGGAGGAATTCATCGACAATATGACTAGCACAAAAGCCAGGTGCGCAAACATCAGCGTGCCCCGGAACCAGAGCACGACGGACCTGAACCCTTTCTTCGTGAACCATACGAAGGCAAAATACGCAGCAACAACCCAGTGCAACCCTTGTGATGAGAAGGAAGGCACATAAGAGTGAGAAAGCAAAATGCCAAAACACTCGGGCAGATTGTGGTCAGCCAAGGTGCTAAGGGCATCCCATTCCATACCGCCTGGTCGTGAATCAGGAGCCAAACGACGTCCATTAGCGAACATAGATGCATTGGCTTGCCTGACAACGGTGTCAGCGACAAACTCATGCTCCAATGCAAAGTTCACCAATGACGAGGCAAGTGGCCGCACAAGTGGTGACATCGCTGTCACGAAGGCCGTGGTGCCCACCAATGCTGCCCAGATGACTATAACAGTCCAGGATATAGTTGAAATGGGTCCAAAGTAGAAAGTGAGGAGTATGAACCACCAAAAAGGGGCCATGATCATCACCATCGTGCAAATGACCCACAATGACAAAAGGATAGCCAACCCATAAAACCCGATGCTGGCCCGGAAAAGGGCTTCAGACATCGTCATGGCCATAAAGACCTCTTCAGGCTCATAAACCCTCTCGGGTAGTGACCCAGGGAACACGTCAGGGTGTGCTTTTATATAGGGAGCAGTCAAATAGGGCGATGTAGCCCACCCAGCCACAACAATGGCGACTAAGAATATCATGTGATTACCAAATGGTTTCGGGCCAGGGCTCGTCAGATCACTTTAAGGCAATGTATCTAGATATCCAACCGCACACGCAGGTGTGCAACACACACGTAGTATGAGACATCGTTTTCTTATCCTACGTGGACGGCTGAAGGAGACTTCAGTCAAAACAGCCTGTCTGTAAACAGGCCGTCGTCACAATTTGAAATGCAAATTGTGTTGACGTTAAAG